TGAAGTTCCAGTCCAACCTCTAACGTTAATGGCACTCACAAAATTAGACGACGCACCTACAGCGCTACCAGCTTGAATTCCAGCAGTTATCCCTTTGGGATAAACATCAGGAACTGCATGCAATGCTATTGTTCTAAAATCAAATTCAGACTGAGGAACTAAATCCCAAGTATCTGTAACCCATCCGGCAACCTTTGAAAGGCCTATGTTTTTTCTGGCATCACTTGCATTACTCGCCCCCGTTCCGCCCTGCACAATGCTGAGTGCAGTTTTTAGCCCAGAAATACTTGTGATATCGCTGTTAGCTCCTGCATTGGCTTTTTTATCTAAATCATTTGATAGCTTAGTAAAACTTTTGATCGTTACTTTAGTGCCATCCGGCGCAGTAAGTGCAATATCGCCCGTTCCGGTCATAATCTGCTGCCAGCCGTCCATTTGCGCTTGATAGTATCCAAGCGTCGCCGCGAGTTGGTTAGACCATGCAGCTGTACTTGCCGACTCTGCCACCAGGAGCGAATACTTAGAATTAGTAAACGCTTTATAGATTGGCTGGGCCAACTCTATCGACGTATCGCTAATGACACGCTTAACCTGATAGACGCCATCAACCCCTGCATTAGACGATACAAACAGCACGGAGCCATTCGTAATGCCGATCTTAGCATCGTTCCACTTTGTGCCGGTGCCGGTAATAGTGGTTGCATTCAATGCGCCCGTGATCGTGCCTGTCGCGTATAAAGACATAATATTTACTCCAGAAAACATATAATTCAGACTTTAAAATTTGAAATAATCGCTTGCATCAATCACTATTGATGGCGTGGAAATATTAGGGAACTGTAATGTAACTCCTCCGGTGTTTATTGTCCCTTCAATAGAGCCTCTACCTCTCCTTATCTGTCGACCAGATATTTGCATCCCCATATAATATAGGGTCCAGACACTACCACTGCGTGTTCCTGTTTTTGCTGATCGCTCGAGAGGAACCATGGGGCGAGCAACTCCACTATCTTTATAGTCATTCGATATAGATACGGATGCGCCTAAATTAAATGGGGCATATTTACTGGAAAACACGAGCCGTTTATTATCGTTCCATATTGCAAGACCCCATGTATCCAACTGTAATGCAAAATCAGATGCAAACGCACATATATATATTTCTAACGAAGTCGCTCCGGTGATCCGAACGATATTATCCGTTCCCATTTCAACGATCGCGGCTGGGTTATTCCAATAGCAAAATATTCTCTTATTCGAACCTGGTATATTGCTAGGTAGCGACCATCCATTTGATATAGTAACCTTTTGGGCATATACACAATAACCTAGTTTCATTGTGTCATTTATTTCTGTATAACCTCGCATTCCCTGCACAGCTAGACCCCATCGGCCTGATGGCGCTTCCGGAACTTGGTTGTATTCATAAACATCAACGGTAAACCCATTTGGAAGTCCACCTTGTATTCCTGGTACAGCGGGACTAACGTTAAAAGTGATGGTATTTCCAGACTTTGACCATCCTGTTATTGCATAAACCTGATCATTATAAGGTGATGAACTTGAGGAAGTTCCGACCTGAACCCCATCTCTTGGAACGCATAATGCTGTTGACCCTGCGGTAAACCCAAGATTAAAACTATAGGATGTACCCGTCCCTGAGTTGTGTTTTATTTTTACGGTTCCGATATAGTTGAGGAGCCCTGCCGTATTTTTATCTATCCTAAGCCGTGTATTTCCGTCATCGCCATAAATAGCCAATCCAAAATCAGACATTAGAATACTCCTGTTAAATAGCCTAGCTGGACTTTTAATTGCCCTGATTTATTTGCAATACTAATTGTGACATTATCTTGTTTCATCATGCCCAATGAGTTTGAGCCATTAATTTCAATAGAACCTGTTCTAAAGCCTATTCGCATACCTGCACGGCCTGCAACATAATCATCTGATTGTAAGTAGTTCGTAATTTTACCTGAACCAATGGATGCATCTTGGATGAGCGCGGAAACAATGAAGGTTTGCGAACCTTGAACAAAAAACGGCAACGTATAGCCGTTAGTAGCCGGATTTAACACAGCGAATTGATCAGCACTTGCTAAAATACGTGTGCTCACCGTCCCTGCCGCGTTTACTTCGGCACCAATTGACAAACCGGCTGCATAATACTTCCCTTTATACGTGATACCGGCACCCATGCTGTAAACGGAACTACCCGTTCCATCTTTGTTAAAGATAGTTTGGCCGCGTACTTGAATAGCCGCCGTGTTTTCTCCGACCGTCGATGTTAAGCCGGTTATTTTTTCCGATAAGGCTTTATCACTATCTGCAACGGTTTTTTCTAAAGCAGTGATATTGCTATTAGTGGTATCAGTTTTCGAATTGAGTTGGGTAATCTTTTGCGCTGTAGCTTCATTATCTTTTGCTACGGTTTCGCTGAACTCAGTTAAATCTGAGCTTGTTTTATCCGTCTGCGTTTTTAACTGAGTAACTGCCGTTGCTCTTGCCTCTGTTTCATCCGCGACAAGTTGCTGGGTTTCGATTATTTCCGCCTTACGGTCGCCGTTCTGCACCATCCAGCGGCGCACATCGGCATCATTTGCCAGCGCATTCTGTATTGCAGCATCGGCTGCGGATTGGAGTTGAGCATTCGAATCGACTAGGTTTTTGTCGATCTCTTTGAAGGTTTCAGACTCCTCAATGCCTTTTTTAACTTCATCAGCAATCCAATCAACATCCGTGCTCGATTCTCCTAATACCCAATCAATCCAATCACCTTGATTGCCGGATCTATCCACCAACCGAGCACGATAGAAGAATGACTGACCCGCGCTTAGCCCCATCTGCTGATAGCTGCGCTGGGGATACGGAATATCAGATAGAAGCATGGCTCCGTCTTCAGCGTTTTTATCGTTGTACTGAATCTCAGTTTTAAGCGTATCTTCCGCCCCATCGGGAAAATGCCAAGAAAGCTGTATACCAAAAACTAGCGGATCAGCTTTGAACCCAATAGGGAGCGGCGGCTTTCCTTCTTTCCCGTTAAGCTGCATCTCAAGTGACGTTGCCCACAGCGAAGAAATATCGCTGGCGTTGATAGCACGAACGCGCACCAAATAGCGCCCCGCATAGATGTTAGGAACCTCAAAACCCAGCGCCGAGGTGCGAGGGACTGATACCCAGTTACCGTTATCTTTTCGCCACTCAGCCTCATAAGCGATCGCATTCTTCACCGCGTTCCACGTTGCGCGCAGCGTGGTAACGGCTATCCCCTGATTGATGCTCGAGTAGCTGGTAATAAGAACATTTTCTGGCGCCACCTGAACACCCGGAGGAATAACGGAAATGGGACGTTCGTCTATGCGTGCGCCGGTATCAATCCGCGCATATTTGTCCGGGTCATGGTAAGCCCCAACGATGGTGTAAGTGTTGTCGTTATTGTCTGCCACACTCACAACGCGGTAGAGCTGCACAGCGAGTTCGTCTGCATCAACCGCCCATACTGATTCGGCCTGCGGAGTTTCACTATAGCTTGTTGTCACCGTGACAAGGCGACCATTTACCGATTGCACCGTTCTGGCCTGACTGATACCAGAAGGTAAATTAACGATCAGACGGTCGCCGCTCTTAATATCTGGCTCGCGGTCGAGGCGAACATTTCGTCCTTCAACGCTGCTAATGCGGCCACCCATAACGCGCCCTGAGAGCATCTGATCGGCAACGCCAATAATATGCCCCGGAAACGGGATTAAACCATCGAGTCCCACGGAAAACTCAACCGTTCGATCTTGGCTATTACTCAATAATGCCCAGCGGCCACGGCGATTAGCTTCGCTTTGACGCGTACAACCGATGGCAGTGATCTCCGTCTGGTTCACCCCGTAGCGGCGTACTAATGCATTTTCGAACACCGATTCGACAGCATCGGCATAATGATTGGCTGGGTCTGACCATCCCACCATGGCGGTGGTGTACCGTGTGCGTTCGCTCGATGCTGAGTAGGCAAACTTCCCATTGATAACATTGGCTCGCGTGTAGGTGTAATCCAAGTCTCGCGGCATATCTGCCAGTGTCACAATCTGATTTTGCCCGTAACAGGTCATACCGCGGAATATAGCAGCAAAATCTGTCAGAACGGTCCACGCATCTTCACGCGACTGAATATACACGTCGCACTTAAAGCGTGGCTCCATACCATCCCCGCCGCGTCCATCGGGCACCAGTTGATCACAATACTGCGCGATGCGATAAAGCTCCGATTCATCCACCTGCGTGGAGTCAATACGTTGACCTAAACCGTAACGATCAGAGATCAGGATGTCATAGAACACCCATGCAGGGTTATCAGTCCATGCCCACTTAAAGCCCCCCGTCCAGATGCCAGAATATTGCCGCGTGACCGGATCATAATTATCCGGCACTCTTACAATCATCATCTTGGGTCGGCATGTCACTTTGGGGATGTTTTGAAACTGCTTAGCGTTAAATTCTACGTAGAGCAGCGCAGTGTTTGGATAGCGTAATTTGGCATCGATAACTTCAGTGTAAGCCTCAACATTCATCGTATCGGCAATACGACCGCTATTAGCGTTGGCGGTGAGACGGCGAACACGCAACTGCCAGCCGGTTGTCGCTGTGGGTAAGTCAATACGGTGGCTGCGCTCATAAAGCGTTGTCGTTTTACCATCAACCGCAGATTTGAGCACCTCACGATATGCGCCTCCGTCCGTGGCCACATCGATAGCGTATTCAATTTTGTAGCCGTTCACATCGCCGTTATCTTTTTGCTGCTGCAATGCAGGCCAGCCGAACCGCAAACGCACTGCAGATAACTGAGTATTGTTAACCGCGCGCACCCACGGCGCAGAGCTCTTAAGTTCGGTGCCAATGGTGATTTCATTCTCAACAGCAGGGACACCTTTGATATATTCCTGCGATTGGGTGCCGGGGCGAAACTCCCAGCTTACCCCCTCGAAATTCGAGCTACCGTCCTCATTAGTGAGCGGCGTTCCATCTAGGAAAATATTGGTACCATCAAGACCACCAGCCCATTCTCCCTCACCCAATGCGAGCAATATTTTGGCAATGGCCATCGACTGGATACTATCGGGTGATTCCACAGGCGTATGACCACCACCACCGCCACCTTTATGACCTTTAATCTCGTTTATCATATTTCACCCATAAAAAAACCCGCCGTAGCGGGTCTTGTGAATTGATATGTTTATTGCTGATCTTCGGTATATATCCCAGCGGAAATAACTGCCCCGCCGATCTCTCGATCACCATAACCGATAGCAACAGGATTGCCCTGAGCAGTACTGTTAACAGGGCCGCCAAATGCATAGCTGGGTTTGTTGTCCGGATCTTGTCGCATTCGAATACCAGCTTGTTGGGGGGATAGCATTTGGACTACACCGCCGAGCGCCATAGATGCGCCTGTTAGAGCCAAAGCCCCCCCCCACACCCCCGTGCTTGCAAAAGCGCCAGCCAGTGTTCCGCCACTAAAAAATGTTGCAGCACCTATTAGCGCTACACCAAGAATTGTTTGAAAGAGTCCTGCGCGCTTACTCCCTATAATTACAGGCACAAGATGTATGTCATCTGTACCTTTAGTTAGTTCTAGTTCATCCTCTTTGATATTTCTTTTTCCAACAAACACCGCAAAGGTTAATCCACGCTTATGCGCTGCCAGCATATAATGCTCAAAGTTAGGTAACAGATTTTTTGCTGCGCTGATCATCTTTGTAGCGCTATGTGCTCGATATTTAAAGTCACGCCCAAATTCAGCAATAAGTGGGCCATGAAAGCGCAGGGTACGTAAAGAAGCCTCAGTAAACGCCATGCTTAACTCCCATAAAAAACCCGCCGTAGCGGGTCTTGTTTTAGTTATTCTTAGGTGTTGAATAACCCTCTAGATTGAACTTGAACTGCCTAGGACCAGCCTGATAAAAATTAGCCTCAAGCATTAGTTTTTTGTGCGTTTGAATATTTTTTATGAATGATGGTGCGTTTCCTATAAATAACACGTCAGAACGACCATTGGCTGCAGTATTTACTTCGTACTTCTGAATTTTTTCACTATCAAATTTTACTGAAATACTACAACCATCAATAGATGCACAACTAAACTGTCCCTTACTAATCATTAACATAGCTTCAGCCGGTTTGAGATCATCAGCTTTCTGACCGTCTTTTAGTTCTGTTTTCTTAGATCGTAATACTAGGGTCATGCTTGACCCGCCGTTATAAGGAAAATCAAAATTGACGGTATTGTCTGAATCAGTCTGTAGAAACTTCGTTGAAGTTCCTCTCATTTCATCATTATCATAAGAAACAATCCAATCAGCAGCTACTGTTGGAACCGCAATGAATAACAATGCCGCGACTGAAATCTTGCCAAGTTTCATTAATCCATCCTTTTTTTGTTAATAGAATTCAAAGTAATCCTAACAAGGATTAAGAGTTGAAAAAATAGATGGCTTTAACAAACATTGACGCGGGGGCTAAATAAGATGCTCGAGCCTAACAATTTTCACAGTTCGATCTTTCCAGTACCCCCCATAGGGAACACGCTGACTCAACATGCCGTACATATGATGCAATAGCATCCCATCATCTAGCAGAATACCGGCATGATTCGCGACCGGCGCGGAGACCTGCATTATCACCATATCGCCCGATTGAGGTGGGCCACTAAACTCACGAAAACCGCATTCATACCAATTATCAAGATAGAGATTTTCACGGCCTGACTCCCACCATGGATAATCAACGCGGTAATCATTAAGCACAATGCCATGCGTTTGCCGGAAGTAGCTCATAACCAGCCCCCAACAGTCTGTATGCCCTAATACAAACGCGCGCCCCACCAGTGGCAATTCCCCACGCGGCATCACTGTGCGCAAGTCCCCTTCAGGATAACTCACGATATGCCACGGCATTGCCATAGCGTCACATTGTGCCTTATCCAGCTCACTCGGCTGCGTGGTGGCATCGGGATGACTATGTACAATCCCCGTTACGGTTCCCCATCGTTCTGCTGCAATATAATCCTCCGGAGATAAATGAAACTGTTCCGTGGGATTTTCTGCGATATTACGGCAGGGAAAGTAGCGCTCCACGCGTGATTTTTGCGCCACCACGCCACAACATTCAGCCGGATAAACCTCTGCGGCATGGGCCACGATAGCCTGTATCGTTTTCTCTCTCATACTATTGCCTTATCAGTGCTGCACCCGAAAAGCCGCCAAACGGCACCGGATTGTTTTCACCATGCCGCTTTTGACAATCGCTGAGTAACCCACCGCATTTATCCTGACTCGGATCATCAACTGGCTGCCCATTCTCATCGAAGTAGCGCGTGCCCGCGTAATCACACCCTTTACCCGTTCGGTACCAACCGCGTGAGCACCATGTACACAGCGAGTGGATCTGGCGCGTCGGTATTTGCAGGCCACGTAAATCAGCAGGGCTCGCCAGCTCAAACTCAACGGTTTCATCGTTTTCGAGTGACTTACGGTCAATATAGTAAACCTGCTTTTTTTCCTGCTCGGGATCGGCGGTGGGGTTGCCTTCGGGGAAGTTCTTAGCATCGAGGTAGTGAACCATCGTGTCATGGATTGTCACTTTGGCCTGTGCCATATCATCAAAGCGCAGACATAACGCCGTGATAAGCCCATCAATATTGGACACGCTCAGCGTCGGCTGCGCGGCCTGTCCATCCGTGGACATTTCCAGCCCCTCAACCTGCACCGCCCATGGGCCATACTCATTCCCCTGCCACCAGATAGATTTCGCGGGCAGCTTGTTTTCATCACCACCGGCTGCGATTAGCTCCTTTTCTGAGTAGGGAAGCGTACAACTGTGAAACCGCAACACATCGGCACCAAAGGCCGAACCATCAACCTCAAAAAGCCGGACTTTATCGCCCGGCTCTAACTTCTGAATATCTGCGTTAATCATGGATGAAATGCCTGTATGAAAGTGGCGGAAAGCGAGTAATTGCCACCGCCCAGCGCGTTCGGCTTGTACTGCTCACAACGGTAAAGCCCCAAGGGAGATAACGGCGGTTTCCATTGAAAAGAAGTTCTACCAGCATGCCGATCGAGGAACCCCGCGATCGCTGAGATATAAGCCTCACTTCCCACAAAATTAAGATCCCAATTCTGGGCACGAAAGTTAATACCATCCCCCGCAACCTGCACGTACCCGTCCCCGAACTGCGCTTTACGTATTCGGAAAGTTGCATCCGCTGCCGCGTTGGTGCGTGGGCTCCACTGAAATGTTTCGATAGCCATCAGCGCCCCTTTATCGCTCGTTGGATGGTTCCACCCGGTCGCAGGTCCCGATCGCGCAACGTGCGGTAACGCTGATCGACATAACGACCAATATCAGTCCCAAACTGCTCATAGCCCACCGTGGCTTGGGTCGCCGTATTCCCTGAGCCATCAATATGGATAGTGACCTGCGGCGCGGCGCTCACTGCCTGCTGACTTGCCCCAACCATGCGAACACCGAGCGAACCATCAGCGCCACGCTTGAGCGGCATAATGGCTTCCGGCCCCGCCTCCCCCATAAGCCCCGCCCCTTTTGCAAAAGCAAACGTAGTCGGACGATCGACAATTTGCCCACTAAAGGCACTCAGTGACGGCGACACATATACGCCCCCCTTGGCATTGGGAACATAGCTTTGCCAGCCAGTCCCCATCCCCATACCTCCAGTAGCTCCTGTAGCTCCTGTAGCTCCGGCTGAACTACTTGCCGCACCACCAACAAAACTGGATCCAATTCCCATAATTGAACTTAGGATCGTGTTTGTAATAAGTGCTTGTGCTGCCATATCAACCAGATTTTGAATCAGCGTTTGAGTGAGCGTTGAAAACAGATTAATCATGCCCTCTTTAAAGGTCTGTGTGCGTGTAAGCAGCCCAGTGAGAATATTGGTAGTGCGTTCACGAGTTGCCTCAGCCATACCTATCGCCAAGCTATTGAAGTCACTTTGTGATTTATAAAGCTCAAGTGCGGTTTGATATTGCGCATCAGCAGAATCTTAGCTGCTCTTCTGCATCAACATTTCGTACTGATCTTTGCTTAATTTGCTGTTCTGGTAGTAGGTACTTATCAGGCTCTGCTGCTGCGCCAGTTGATTTCTTTGCTGGGCTAGCGGATCAACATCTCCAGCCATATCAAGCTGAGGCGCTGAAACTGCATCTGCCTGCGCCTGCAAAATCTGCCGAGCGGTGTTCTGTGATAACGTGACGCGGGCTGACATATATTCCTTTTCTGTCAGTAAACGAGCATCAAAGAGCGACTTAAGATCTTGGCTGGCTTCTTTTTCTTTATTGATGGCTGCGCGAGCGGGGGAATACTGCTCAGCAAGTTCTACCCGTTGTTTCTGGTAGTTCTCTGCATTCATCAGTAATGCGCGCTGTAAATCCTGCTGGCTGGCTCCATTTTTACCTGCTGCCGATATCAGCTTTTCTTGACTGGCTTTTTCCTGTAAGTCGATTCTGGCAAGACTTGAAGCGTGCGCCTCTTCAATTTCTTTGCGCAATTGCAGGTATTGGTTAACCGTTTCTTTTGTATGTTTGGCTGTATCCTCGCCAGTCCATGGCGTAGTGACCCCCTCACCCGCCTTAGCTGTTTGTTCGGTTAAGGTTTTGATATCGCTTGCTAGAGAATTAGCCTGATCAGCAATACCTGTTTGCACCAGAAAGCGTGATTTACTCAGGTTATCTAGATTAGTCTTAGTCGTTTCCAAACCTTTGTTGACAGATTCGAGGTCAGCTTCGGCGCGTTTTTTATCGTCCTCTACCCCTTTTTTCTGCCCAAATGGGTCAAAGCTATCGAGACTCCCAAGCCTACTATTTGCGTCCTGAATTTCCTTCATCAACTGGTTACGCTGGATAACCTGATTCTGAAACTGGTCCTGCAGATCGATCTGCTTAACGGCCAGTTGTTTATCAGACAATTGCATCAGGGCAGAGGTTGTTTCAATAACCGCATCTTTCAGATTAATGGCTGACTGCCTAGCGTCCTTAGCCTGCTGATGGAAGTAAAGCAGCGCGGATCCGGCAAGCATTGCTGCTCCAAATGGACCGCCTACAAGGGCTAATGCACCACGAGCAAGACCAACAGCAACAGAGGCGGCACGAGCGGTGACAGAAACCTGACGATTTGCGGCGGCCAGTTGCATCTTGGCTCGAGTAGCCAAATTTGTTTGCTCTGTCTCTTCTCGAATTAGGCGGTTAAATTCCCCCTGATAGTTGACATTAAGTCCATACTGCTTGGCGGTTTGCTGCATCTGGCGGTAATAACCAAACTCAGCATCGTTGCGCTTTAGCGTGGCCGCTGTCGCTTCCAGCGTTTTTCTGGCGCCATCCGCCTGTGCAATGGAGGCTGCTTTTACTGCGGCTTGATTCTGCTGCCAAGCACTGACGTTTTCACGCAGCCCAGCGGTCAGCTTGGTAGAAATGACCGGTATCAATGTGTAGAGAGCAACGTTGGCAACAGCATTGAAATTGTCAGTGAGAAGGTTAATGCCATCGGTGATGGACTGAATACCAGAACGCATCGGACCAGTGCTGCTTTGCCCAACCTTGATAATTAGCCCCTCGAAGGCACTGGTTAGCCCCATGACATCGCCATTCAGGTTATTAACACGAATGGCAGCTTGCTCATGCGCCGTCTGAGTTCCTGTAAGGGAGTGGGTCAGTGCGTCAAGCTTGTTACGGTTATCCACCAGAACAGAAGCTGCGTTAATGTTTTCAACGCCAAACATTTTGACGGCCTGTGCGGTCGATAGATTCTTTTTCGACAGATTTTCCAGCGCACCACTAAGCCCGACGACTGAAGGTTTAAGGGTTTTGTCCGTGCCCTTTTCTAGTGAAAGGATAACGTTACGCAGTGCGGTTCCTGCCTCGCCCCCTTTGATTTCTCGCTCTGCCAAAACTTGAATAGCTGCGTTCAGTGTTTCGAAACCAACACCCGCCT